ACACAGTGCTGTCGATGGCGCTCGCGCCGTCCGCGACATTGCGGACCAATGTGCTGATGGTACCGGCCAATCGGTAAGCCATCTCGCGTTCCAAGTTCTCGACGCAAGGGTCGATGGCGGTCTCAAGAGCGTAGTCTGACACGTTGACGTAATCGGCGTACTGCCCGATCACGGCGCTGTCAGTTGACACAGCCGGAGCCTTGCCGGAAGTCACAGTACCTTCCGAGGCTGTAGAAGTCGTGAAAGCAACTCCCAATCCCGGAGCGTACATGTACAGCCGGTGGTTTTGACCAGACTGTGGAGGCAATTCCCGGCGCTCGACGCAACGGTAGAACGGGGTCAATTGCTTCAAGTTCTGAATAAAGTCCCGGTCAAAGTAAGTCGCTTGCGCTTGTGGCAAATTGCTTACCAGACCGGAAGTGGGTGAATAACCCATGGTGATGTTCTCTCAAACCACGTTTTTCGTGGTTTACGAAGTGCGTCTGAGGTTGATCTTGTTCAAACGATCCGCGAAGTAACGATCACTTCGGATTCGCCGTTTCATAACCTCAAGCGGCATCTCGTTTACTTCCTTTAGGAACGCATCGTCGTCACTCTGACCAACCGGCGGGATTCCCGAACCATGTTGGGTAGAGAGAACAGCGAATTTAGTTCCCCTCGGTCTGAGGTTCTCTTGCGACTCCGTTGTATTGGCAACGGGCGGGGCAGATGCAGGAGGCGCTGGTGGTGCCGGAGGCGCGACCACTGGCTCCTGAGAGGCCCGAGGCTCAGTGACTATTGGGGCACCGGGTGTCGGCTCTGAAATGCTTTTTGATTCTGTTGTGGTAACAACTTCGTTACCGATTGAGCGCGGAACGATAACACCACGCTCGACAAGATCGTCGTAGATAATAGCGAGATTGTGTGCGGTCCAGCCGAACGACTTTCCTTCAGCCTGCTCCGCATCTTTCCTTTTCGTGATCTCGTCCATCATCAATTGCTTCGCTGAAGGACTGACTGGAAAGTCAGTATGTTCAGCCAAAAATTTGTTCGTCTCTTGCGTAGCACGCGCAGCCCAAATCGCATCCTGCTCGCGGGCGAGGCGTGATCGCGTCTGTTCGACGGTTTCGCCGAATTGCAACCTGTACAATTCAGCATATCCTTCGACGATTGTTTCCGGGTCCGAGATCAAGCGAGCGATACGAACCTTGTCCTCGGTGGTCAACGCAGCAGGCTCGAAAGTAAGCTTCTGCGACTCTTGATCGTAACTGCGGTACTTGTCGCGGTATTCTTTGATCTTCCGCGCCGCAATGATGTTCAACTGCTTCAACCGTTCGGCAAGGTCCTTGTACGCTGCCGCCTCAGTAGGTCCTTTTCCAAACACCTTGCTTGGCGGTCCCACTGGCTTGCCAGCTTCGTCCGTCGCCTGCCACTCTTCAACAACCACGACTTCTTTCGGAGCCGGGGGTGGAGGCAAAGGTGCTGGCACAGGGGCCGGAGCCGGTACTGGCGCTGGTTCTACGGGCACAGGTGCGGGAGTCTCCGCCGGAGGTGCCGGTTCTTGGCCCTCCATTACAGCCATCGGATCAACACGCACAACTTCCCGCGTCGGCTTAATCGGCTCAAGCGTAGGAGCACTTGGGTCTGGAATAAAATCATCACCTTTTTCATTGCCAATGAATGGTTGATGATCTATCATCGCTTGTCTTTTTCTCCGTCTATCTTCCAAATCTTGAGCAACCACACTTGATAGTGGTGCTGCTGGAACCTTGGAAGGCGCTGCCTGTTCAACGTTCCTTTCAGAAGTCATGCGGTCCATTGGACTGCCTTGACCGGGTTCTGCCATAAGTCACTTCCTTCGGGCCATTCTGCCCTAATGAATTTACGCCGACCTATTCGTCAGCGATATTACTAGCTCTCTTACGCCTCACAACCTCCGCCCGGTTTAGAGCATCGGTAGTTCAATTCGTAATTCTTTTTTCGGTCAATTGGCGGGGTTGCTTGCACCCCACTAACGTTCGCAGCCACATGCCGCACAGGTGCGCAGTCTCCGTCAAACTCTAACGGCGCTTCCTTCGTCGCGTTTTCTTTCACTAATTCGTCAACTGGCTTTCCGTAATTCATGTTATTCTCCACTAAGCATTTCATCCATGGGAGTCGGTAAGATGCTCTTCGTCGCCCTCAGCCGTGTTTTTTCTGACGGAGGAGGGGCTTCTTCTTGATGAATTGGGTTAAGTACTTTGTTAAGAACTTTGATATTCTGTAAAGGGTCTCCAACAGGCTGCGCCAATGCAGTTTTCATAACCCGCAATTCTTCGTTCTCAGCCTCGGCCATCTTCATGTAAACAGCGACTTGCTTTTCCACGCTCTTGTTAAATAAGTATGCAGCATGAACAAGCCGATGACGCTCACGCACCTTCTCCCAATCTTCGGGAGAGGTCTCGACGAGGTTTGTAATGAAACCTTCCAAAGCACATTCGTAAAGATCACGAAGAACTTCGTATCCCGGAAGATTGACAACTTCCTCTAAATCTTGACGCTGGCGGTCATTCAACATCTCCATCTTCCACGACCGCATAGGCTCAAGTTGCTCTGGCTCGTCTTCCGCAGGAATGCCAGCCGCCATCGTCATGCCCTTCACAGCGCCGTCTACTATTTCTTTAAATTTCTCCCACCTTTTTCCCATGACACAACCTTTTACATCCCGGTGGCTTCTTCAGTGCCAAATCCTCCGCCTGCCGCTCCGGTGAGCATTTCAGGCTGCAACGCACTTTCCATTGCACGCCGTAGTACGATCTCTGTTGCCCTAGCGTCGTTCTTCTCGCTATTGATGTCAGACTGAATCTTACCACGATTCTGGTCAATAGCCATCTGACCATGGACCTTCGCCATCTGGCCCTTCTCAGCCTGAGCCATACCCATCTGGAATTGAATTTCTTGTGGTGTCATCTTACGCACCAAGTCTTTGCGGTTAGACCATTCGCTGATTTCCATGAACATCGAAACCAACTCAAGCGCGTCAATCGTCCAGCCAGTCTTATTAAGCTGAGCAAGCAATTGCTGATTTTCAAATATCTGACTAAGCAAAGGAAGCATCTGTGCCATCCCCTTCTTAGCAGCAATGTGTTGCGCAGCAAGAATTTCAAACTTTGTACGACCGTTGAGATACTTTGCGAGGTCCCACGTTTTCTTGTAGTCCGCTCCCATCTCATCGCCCAAGATTTCTTTCATCTGCCTCTCGGGCATCTCTTCGTTAATCAGTTCGTCAAGAAGATAGATGTATGGTTCAAGCACAGTCTTAACGAATCTGCTGATCGGACCTTGCAGTCGGTTTGACTGAGCAGAAGCAAGCTGAATAGCACCACTAGCAGTACGGCCCATGCTAGTACCAGCACCACCAGTGTTTCCTTGAGAAAGCCTCTGATCCGCTCCTGTTGCCTCTTCTGCCGATTGGTTAGCATTCTGAAGTACCGGCCACAACTCCGCCGGAATCTTCGGCATCTCCATAATGCCGAACCCCTTGCGAACGTCGTCCCCTTCAACTGTAATGACCGCACCGCGCCGCAACCTGATATTCTGACCCGGCTGGTTCTGCGTCGATGCGCGAAGCATCGGCGGATTGACCGCCATCGAAAGCAGATTCAAAGCGGCATTTCGCGTGCCTTGGTCAACACGCTGTTCTTGCCCGGCTAAGTGGCCGATGCCCATTGACCAAAACGAGCGTGGAATTTTCCACCAGTGCGATGAAAGATAATTGATGCGACCCCATGGGTTCTTGCTATTACGCACAACCATCTTATCTTGCACGACCATGGTGATGCGCTTTGAAGTCGTATGCTCGATAACCCGCAACACGTTTTCAAGTGGGTCGCCTTTTTGAACTACCTGTTCCTCGCGTGCATGAGTTAGTATTGCTCCCGCTCCCATATTCGCAAGTGGAGCGGTCGGGGCTTCTACAGGTTCTTTTGGTTCTTCAAACCATGAGCGAATTTCTGCTTCGCTTGGAATGAACCATCCTTCTTCCATGCCAGTAACTTCGCCCTTGGCGTTTTCAACTTGGTGTTCCTTGCACAGTTCGATCAACTCGTAGCCAGTCATGTATCGAATATGAGACACATGCTTCGCTTTTCGGATGTCCGGTTTTGTCAGAGTGCAATCAACCAACACCTCTTCATTAGGAATATGCTCAAGATACGGGCACCAGTAATCTTGAACATTGTCTTTCACGCCAATCTCAGAATAATCCACAGTCTCAATGTTTTGATCGAATCCCAACCGTCCACCGATAGGAACTTTAGCTGTATCGCCCCGGCGTCGATATTGTGGACGTTCTTTTTGGTAAACCTTAGTTCCCCACTTATAAACAGCAGTGCCAAACAGCACTGTGTAGAACCAACCGTCCCAACACGCTTCCTCAAACTCCATCTCGCGAAACATCGCGGAGAAGATCGTGGTTTTCTGACGAATCACTTCTTCCGTAGTACCAGCAGTTGTTTTCAAAAGAAAGAATGGCGATTGAAAGAATATACCATTCATTACGGCTGGAACTATGCTATTAGTATGTTTGGCAACCAAGAACGACTGTACATTGGCCTCTTGAGTCGAGGTGCCCTCCCACATCGAAATTGGTCTGGGACTTTGGTATAAAGCGTCAATCTCCCTCCAACGCAAACTCCACATCTTCTCCGAAACGTAGGCTTCATCATTCCGAATATCTTTAAGCACTATTGCAAGAGCTGTCTCGTTATCACATTCTCCGCTACTGCTAACTTTCTTTACTGAGACTTGGGCTGGTGCATTCGGAGCTTGATCTTTAATTATAGCCATTACAATCTCCCGGCCATTCTTCGCAAATGTTCAAGTCTTTTCTTCCATTGATGATTCCAACAAAGTGTCTGGTAACCTTCTGGATAACCGCCTACTCTTAATTCAAGATAAAGAGCCTTACCCGTTCGCTCCCCAAGACGCCGTTGTTCGGCACCATCGTCGTCTATATGGTCAAGAGTGAGTAAATCAACGTCAGTTATACCACACTCAGGCCAACAGCAACAAAGCTGTTGCTCTTTTCCGTACTTCGTCAAAACCTCTATCTTAATTCTTAATTTATAATCATAAAGATATTGGTTCGTTTCTTGTCTATGCAATTTACGAAACTTCTTCTTTCGTTCATTCGCACAAACCAAGCACTGATACTCTAGGCCGTCTCGCGTTCCTTTACGATGACAAAATTTCCCCGGCTTTCCACACTTCGTACAAAGTTTCATATTCCCTCCCTAAAGAGAATATATGAGGCTAAATTGTTAGGGCAATCTAGCCCCACATTCGCCGCTATTAACCCAATCGGCTTCGGGATAAGCCCCTGCCACTAAAGGTAATCGGGGCAAAACACAAAAACATTCTTTATTATTTCTTCTTCTCACACGGCTTACCACCGTCTGCCATGACAAAGCCCAATTCAGGAACGAATCTCACATCACATATTTCATCCCCTGCTTTCAGTTTTTTATAAGCTTTGACCTTCAATGTTATGGCATCAAGCAATACGAAGAATAAGAACATAAATGCTACAAAAAGAGCAACCATACAGCCTCCCCTCAGTATCTCTGACTGCCATAGAAATCTCCAATCGGAAGACCGGTCACTTCATCGTACTCAATCTCGTCTTCCGGCTCGGGCTCAACAACCGGCGCAGGCGGCTCAACGTAAGCATATGCACCTTGACCAAAAATCATATCAAACTGTGCCTGTTCCCTAGCTTGACGCCGACGATCAATCGCCTCTTTCTTATCCTCCGTCCGACTTCCTTGATGGGCATATTCTACGAAGCGCGAAATAGCGTCGGGGATGTCTCGCTTTCCGCGAGACGAAATGAACTCTCGAATGACCTCTTCCACCTCCGTCTGCATGTTGCTTGCAAAGAACAGACGGTGATTTTTGTACAACGGAACAAGTCCTTTAATCCTGTTTTCTTTTGCGTTCTTCTCGCCTTGCCCGAGTGGAATCCAAACGATCTGCGGTAGTTTGATTCCTTGCCGCTCGGCTGAGGCGTAGATGTCGGTCTTCAACCATCGTGCCCCAACTGACTCCTCTATCCCCATGAGTTGAACTTCCGGGTAATCGCGGATGGCACTCACGATGCTCTCTGGCATTTCCTCTGGTCGAAACCTACCACGAATGATATCTTTGATCCACAAAGCTTCGTTATGCCATGCTCCGATGGCAACGACTGTAAAGTCGCGCCCACGCTTGTCGGAGTAGGCTAGGTCTGCAATCGCAAACGTCTTGGCATACACTGGCATCTGAGTCCAATCAATGAAGCATTTCAGAAGCCCTTCGCGGGTAAAATCCACTTCCCCGGCCAAGGTTGGGTTGTTTAAGTACTGACCAGAGTGGACCTTCGGGTCCATCAACATATCGTCGTGCAAAAACTTGAAGTCCCAAATCTCTGTGTCAAGATACTCGCAATCTTCCTCCCGACTATCCAAAGTCGGAGCAAAGTACTTGCACTGCAATTCTCCAACACCGTCTGGCCCGGTCCCTTTCAACCACCATGCCGGTCGGCACAGGTAATGGAAGCCCTTCACTTCGTCCTTGAAGTTTCCGTAGACAACTTCCTGACCGATGCCCCAAACGAACATCAACTTGCCGTAGGTGTCATCGTTCTCGTACCGCGTTCCGATTGTGTCGCGGTAGCCCCACTTCGGCAGCAATTTGTGACTCATGTTGAACCGGCGGTGAATAACCACCACACGCTGCGAGCTACGAATGTTCTGGTCAGTGAGGATGTCATCATTCTTTAAGACATCGCATCTCCATCCAGAAGTAGCCGATTCAATCGAGATCGCATACACCGTAGGGTCTGGGATATGCCGACCAGTCTTGTTCCACTTCGGATTCTTTCGCGCCGGAGTGATGAAGTAATCTTCTGCGCCCTTATCGTTCTCACAGACGCAGTGCTCTGTGAACAGCCGTTGAAACATCGTTGGATGAGCCTTATCATTCCAAATAGGCTCTCCACGAGCATCACGCTCTCCATCCCAGCCCGACACAGTGAAATAACTTTTAATCGTCCCTACAATGGCTTTTGCAAGATCAGAATCGCCAGTCTGAATCGCAACCCGTACAAGAGGGAAGTTAATGATCCAATTAACGGCGTCCAGCGCGTCAATCGTCGTCTTCCAGCCATGGCGCGGAAACAGCAACAGACGTTCTCGAATCGTGGACTGTTGCTCGATAGGCTTGTCCGGGTCCTTCTGAATGAAGAACTCGCAAATCTCACGATGGATAGGCCGCAACGGTACGTCGCACAACTCCGTGGCCATCAGCCATAGATTGGTCTGATACCGCCTACGAAGTTCGTTGCGTTCCGATTCAGTCATAACCTATCCCGTCCAAGCCCGGCGCTTACGCAATTGCCGCAAGAGTTGCCCGAGTAGTTGCCTCGCCAGCAACGTACTGCTTTGTAGTAGCGTTTCCATAACCGTCATTTACAGAAGTAAAGATTCGGACTGTGCTATCGCTATTAGCGTGCAACTCTCCAAGAACCTGTTCGACTTTCGCGTAACTGTCGATAGGAGTCGCCGCTCCATAAGAACTACCGCTATAGACTTCCAAGCCGGTATCCTTGACGCTTGTGAAAATGTAACCCTTGCTCTCACACTTGTCGTTCGGAACTCCTGTGATTGTTGCTGCCATGTGAATACCTCTTAAACCCTAACTACACTTTCAGCCTACATTCCTAGCTCAGACGAGTTAAGAACGATGCTTCCTTACAAACTTACTTCTTAGCCCCATGATGCCGATGCCAATGACTCATCGCTAATGCGAGCCTGCCCATGGCAGCTACATGTTTATTTTCAGAGTTTGCAGCCTCTTCCTTTTTTGATTCTGGAATAGCCTCGCCCTCGGGGATGCCGAGGTGTCTGTGTAAGGCTCCGTGGTGAATATGTCCTAATGCACGTGCAAAAGAATGCCTTTCAGCAGGTGAATATTTCTCTGCCATAATTGCTCCTTAAACTTTCAATCCTTTTTTTCATTTGATGATTAAAACAAAGCGTCTGAAGTCCACCGGGAAATCCCATACTTCTAATCCAAGAATAAAATCCATTTCCGCTTGGCTCTCCATTACGTCTTCGTTCAGCACCATCATTTGCAATATGATCTATTGACAACATATCGGGGTCAATAACATTGCAATCTGGCCAACAACATTGCATAATGCCATCTTTTCCATAATGCGTAAGTACTATCAATTTACACTTAAAATTACATTTCCTGTTAATTCTTTTAGTTCTTTCAGGATCAAGTCTGCGTCTTTTAGCCTCACGAAGTCTATGCAATTCTAAACCCCGTGGGCTTTGACGATACCTACGTATAACTTCTGGATTCTTACTTGGCATTATACTCCTAGACCCGTAGTGAGAATGAATTTTCTATCTCACAACAGTTCTTTTACGCAGCCGGTGCTGGAGGCACTGAGGGTGCGAGATTTGCCATAGCCGGAGGTGCTGCACCTTCAGCCGGGGCTTCTGGTACAACGCCGGGAGCCAATTCAGACTCACCCGCGTTCGGTGCGCCAAGGTGATGCTCAAGATGCGCGTGCAGGTTGTCGAGGTCGCCCTCGCCCGCCGGTCCATGTGGCACCACGTGGGTTGCGTCCGGCTTCATACCTTCCTGATGCGGTTGGTGGAAGTGATGGACGTGATACCCACCTTTCTTGGCGTGAATGTGCATAGTATGCACTTTCGGTTTCGTTGCTTTGCCCTTTCCAAGGGCTTCTGCTACGTCTGCCATAATCGTTTACCTCTTTTTCATTGTCCCGAACTTACCTCTCGGACGCTCGCCTTTAGGGTATGGAATTTTATGCCCTTCGGCACGCGCATACGAAATCTGAATAGCCCTTGCCTGCGCCTCACTCTTCACAATAGGCCCTTCATGAGACCCCGAATGCAACTTATGTTGCCGAAATAATTTCAATATCTCACTTGCAGGCATGGTTTACTCCGAACTTACTGGCCGATCTCTTCCTCAATGTTGACCCACGCAGTACCATCCCAATAATAGATGATAGTTCCGCCTTCCCCGTCACTGGCTGTCTTCAAGATAAGGTTGTCCGGCGCACCTTCTTCTTCAGCAAGCTCGCTAAACGAACAAGCAAGGGCGAACAATTCGTTTGAGGTGGGCAGATAATCTCCTGAATCCACAGAAACAAATTCCTTACTTGCCGGAAGAAAAACTTCCAACCCAACATCCTTCACGCTTGTAAGAATGCAAGGAACCAAGGTAGAAACCGGCATGCTAAACTCCGTCGAACAGCGAAACCAAAACTCAGACCACCGGGTAACAAGATCGTCCGGCATGTCGTCTGAGAACTTCAAGGAAGAGAAAGCCAATAAAGGCGGTTTTCTCTAACCTGATTACGAAGACTTTTCCTACTCCACAGAATGTACACTTTCTGCCATCTTCCAAGAGATTTCTTGATCTTGTTAACGATGTCAGAAACTTTCCCACAGCAAGCCATAATCGAAGGGCACGCCCATTCAATCTCTCTGGAAACTACCATAGGCACCCCGCAGGCAGTTGCATCAGCCGCAACGATGTTGAATGTCTCACTCATTGAAACCTGCAAAGAAAGGTCCATCTGATTTACAACTTGAAGGAAGTCCTCACGAGGCATCCATGGATGTCCTATCAACTCTGCCCGCGCTTTAGACTTAGCAAACAACGCCCGCAGATTTTTAAGAACTTCTTCCCCACCCTGTTCAGCGCGCAGGTTGATATGAAACCTAAGAAACTTTCCTTTCTCACGCGCATAGTATATCGCAGCCAATGCTTGTGAAAGATGATTTTTCATCGGCCTAATTGATCCGAAGCAACCGATGTTCAATACATCGTCAAACGGCCTTTTCTTTATCCTTCGCCAATTTTCAATCGGATAGTCGTTCGGCAAATACAAAGCCTTGCCTTCTGGAAGAACACGCTTCATACCTAACATAGTACGTTCGGAGTTAAACGCTACCCAAACATTAGGTTTTTCAGCATACCTAACTAGCCAATCCATTGCAATTCCCTCATGCGCCAAAAATGGCATATTAGAATGGCAACGAATAATCCATTTAACATTTGGGTGCAGCCAACGTAATACCTCAAACTTATTAGGAACTACCCACAATGCCTCAATGATAACGTGAGTTGGACGAAACTTCGTAACCTCTCGGTCGATGTCGTTGTTGTCCGTAACCGCTACTACTTTCGCTGAAATGCCTGCAGACCTCAGCCAAGCAACCAAAAATCCTGCTGAAGATAAAAGGCCGGAAGAGCCATAAGTTGCATTCCCGCCTGACCCAAGACGCTTCTTAACAATGAACAAAATCTTAACTTGTTGTTTCATCTTGCCGCCCCGAACCTTTTTCTATTGGACAATGTTTCATCGCTTCCAATTCCAACAAGCGGATATGCTTTTGCGTCTGCTCGTAGCGGTCCAACAGTTCCGACAATGTTCCATTGGTCGCTTTAGAAATCTCTTCGAGCTTCTTTGCTCTCTCAGCATCCACGGTGTCCAGCCGCGATTTGACCTCTTCCGCCGTCACTCGCTGACTTCGTTTGATGCTGTTACCGTGGAAAAACACCCCTATGAAGCCCGCTACCGTCGCGCCAATGATGGCAATCAACAAGTCCCGGTTAAAAGCACGGTCTTCTGCAATCTGCTCCAGCTTCTCATTGATAGAAGTAATCGCCACAGCCGCGCCTGCGGTCATCGTCTCGCCGTTCGGGGTGTTCACGAAAACATGCGCGTTCTGCGCAGTTTCAATTCTGTCCAACCTACTCGTGTGGTCCGCCAACGTCTGACTGATAACAGCCAGCCGCACTTCAATGCTCGACAGCGCATCTTTTTGCTGAGGGGCCAATGCAATTGTTGGAAATAAAAAACAGACCAAAAGAGTAAGCAAGAAAATGACATGCTTCATATCATCTGTCTCTCTTGCTTTTTTCAAGCAATTCCCTCAATTCAGGGTCAGCATCGTCTGCTTGCGCCGGTCCTTCCAACGGGCTTGGCACTGGGTTCATAGGTTGAGGAGGCTCTACCTTTAGTTCTATGGCATGAACTATCGAGGTCTTACCCGTCTCCAAAAGTTCAATCCATAGCAACAACTCCGCCGCACGATTCAAATCTCGCGGTGAAGAGTCCTTGTGGCGCATGACCCTGCGCAGTCCGGTTTTGATTGACCGTGTTCCCTTTTTAGACCCTAACTGAGCCATGAACCATCCCCAAGCAAAGAGTCGTTTCAACTTTCGTTTTAACTGCCAGACTCGTTGCCTTTTCGCGTTCTCTGTCTTTGTATACACGCGATCTTCCTACTTTTCTTTAGGAGGAGTTCCTTTGTCCGACTCAATAGTAATCTTTGCCGGAGCATCAGGGCTTGCAACATACCATTTATACTTACCAGCCGCCAAATCTTCTCTAAACTTAATCAAGCGGCTTACAGGCATTGCTATCATGGTAGTCTCAGCCACGCTCCCCACTACAAAAGCGCATATTGCATGTTGCTCAAGGCAAATTACAGACGACCCGGAACTGCCGCCGCTTATACCAAACTCTTGTAACAACACAGCGTTTGTCCAGTTAATATCGCCATCAATAATCGGCCTGTCCACAGAAGGCTGGCTCACTGACCCAAGAAACACCTGCTTACCTAAACCAAGAGGCCCGCCCACATTGATAAACTCATTCAACATTTTTGGATCACGGCCAAGTGGAATGATTGGAAATTTTATAGTCTTGTCTGTTGACAGCAGAAAAAAATCATCCCCACGATGGCGAAATCCACACCCAACAGGCTGCGCACGCAGGTAAATTTTGTTACCTGCAATGTCAGGCGCAACAAAGAAAAAAGTTTTTTCTGGAGTCACAATGTTCTTAGTTGTATCCTCTTGGCAACCGCAGTGTGACGCCGTTACAAATGTATATGATTTGTCAGATTCATCAATCGCAGTGGCCGTACACCGCATTTCCATGCCGCCTTCTGAATTTTGTGAATACAGCAATGCGGTAGCTGGGTATAGTGTCTGATTAACATACACCTTGTCTTTTTCTGATATGCTTTGCCCCCAAAGTAAAGTCGAAAACAACAATCCAATTACAAGAGTCAGCAGTCTTACGCCTTTCATTTCGTCTCCTAGGTTAACTCTGTTTAAGACAGAGGAGTATGTGATGTCAATTTTTTGTAACCAAAACCATTAGGATTCTTCACTGGCTTAAGACCGCCATCGAACTCATTCACCTGAATCGCAACCAAGTCACTCTCAAATGCCAGAGCATCACATAGAGCAACCGCGCCGGGCGTCGGATGCGTCTTGATTATTTCGCGCACCTGACCTAGCGGTATTTCAAGAATACGAAACCCCACAAATGCTTTCGGCGGAGCCTTCGTCTCTACAACCGTGGTGAACTCGGTTAACTTCTTCATTACACTGCCGCCCAAATCTCTGTGGCAAACAGAATCAGAAGATCACGGTCGTCGTCCGGTAGGCTAGTTGCGAAGCCTGACCATTTCGGAAAGATTATCTTATCTCCAATAGCCCAGTCAGAAACATCCACACCAACTGCAATTACTTCTCCAAAATCTGGTTTTTCCCGTGCGGCGTCCGGGACATCGAAAAGTCCTGATTTTGTCTTTGAAGAAGGTGCTTCCCTAACAACTAGAACTTTATCACGCCCAACCCTCATTTGCTACTCCAATGATTAAACAATCGAAGAGACCATTCTCTAAACTCTGTCTCCGTCATGTCATTTTTTGCGGTGTTACATTTTGCACAGCAAGGACGAAGGTTGCCCTGCACATAACCAATATCAGAATTGATACGATCAAGACCATACCCCGTCTCAGGAAGCTGTCCTCCACAATAATAACACGGTTGATTAACTAATATAATATATTCTTAGTAAACAATTGTAAGAACAAGGTTATTACGCTTAGCGCTGCCTTTCAGCGTTTGATAACGGCCATAAGTTGTTCTACAACGTTTTCGATTTGTTAATCTAGCCGACTCACGATAGCGTTCTGGATATTTTTTACGCCATCTTTGACCAGAAG